TATGGTATCAAAATTGTAATGAATAGTTCAAATCAGGCACAAGCACCTCGTTTAGCAGACCTTAGAGTAATTGCACTAAGATGATAAAAGTAAAGGGATATTCAAATCTATATCGAGATGAAGATACTGGCAGTATTATAAATTGCGACACTGCCAATTATAATCAATACGTAAATTCTTTAGCACAAAAAAATTTACGTAAAAAAGAGTTGGATGATATGAAAAAAGACATTGAAGAAATAAAAAATTTACTCAAAGATTTCTTGAGTAAATAGTTACTATCAATAATTCATATAAATATCTAAAGGTATGTTAGCAACATAAAATAATGGCTGTTTATGTATCAAATATTGTTATCGAACAAGGATTTGATTTTGATACTTCATTTCAACTAGAAGATACCAGAACAAATTCTCCATTGATATTGACTAGTGCTTCTGCTGAAGCTAAACTGAGAAAACATTATGGTTCTACAACATCTGTATCTTTTGCATCGTCAATAACTAGTCCCGAATTAGGAATTATTTCTATTTCATTGAATGCATCACAAACTGTTAATATAAAACCTGGCAGATATGTTTTTGATGTGAAATTAACAAATTTTGGAAAAGAATTTAAAGCTGTGGAAGGTGCAGCACTAATAAGAGGGGGAGTCACTAGGTAATGCCCAATATCAACGACAGGATTGGTTCTCAAAATGTAATCCGTGTTTTATCCAATGCTTCTGCTCCACCAACACGATTACTAAATTTAACTGATGTAAATTCCACTCTAAGAACTAGAGATGGAATGATTTTGGTATGGGATCTGGCAACAGAATCCTTCTATATGACGGATACGATTGATTCGTCAACCCTCAATATTACTGGTATTGCAACATTTTCAAATACTACTCAATCTTCATCACCAACGAGTGGTGCTTTGGTTGTTGATGGTGGAATTGGAATTGGTAAAGCAGTAAATATTGGAGGAAATCTAAAAGTTGCTGGTGTCTCAACATTTTCTTCTAATTTAGATATTAATGCTGCTGTTGACATCTTAAATGGATTAACAGTAAATTCAACGTTCAAGTCTGTAGGAATTACAACTCTTGCTTCTGCTGGTGGTATTACCACTACTGGAGGTGATTTATATGTAGATGATAATTTATATGTAGGTACTAATCTAGAAGTTGCCGGAACTTCGAACTTTATTGGAAATGCCACATTTAGAGGTGGCACAATTGGAATTGGAGATTCTTCTACTGACGATATTGATGTTGGTGGAGAATTTGTATCTAATTTGGTTCCAAATGTCGATAATACTTTTGATATTGGTATTACAACACAAAGATGGAGAGACGGGAAATTTTCTGGTCTTGTAACTACAACCAATTTATTTGTTTCTGGGATATCTACTTTTAATGGAAATTTAGATTTTAATAGTAATATTGATATTGAAGGTAATGTAATAATTACCGGATTTGCAAGTGTTACTGAAGGTTTATATTATGATGCTAACGATTATGATGGACCAAATGGAATTGCTTATTTTGATAATACTGGAAAACTAATTGGTGCTGCCAGTACGGAAAATGCATTAACCGAAAGTTATTTCGTATTAACAACTAACAATGTAGGAATTCCTACTTGGACTTCGGTAATTGATGGAGGATCTTACTGATGGCAAAACCTAGCACTAGACAAGGACTTATTGATTATTGCCTAAGACAACTTGGAGCACCAGTTTTAGAAATAAATGTAGCTGATGAGCAGATTGATGATTTAGTTGATGATACTATTCAATACTTTAATGAAAGACATTATGATGGTGTTGAGAAAATGTATCTTAAGTATAAAATTACTCAAGATGATATTGATAGAGGAAGAGCCAAGGGAACAGATGGAGTAGGTATTGTAACAACAACCGGAACTGCAAATGTTGTTGGTTTTGGAACAACAACATTTAATTTTTATGAGACTTCAAACTATATTCAAGTTCCAAACTCTGTTATAGGAGTTGAAAAAATATTTAAGTTTGATACTAGCACAATCTCCGGGGGAATGTTTAGTATTAAGTATCAATTGTTTTTGAATGATCTTTATTATTTCAATTCAGTTGATTTACTAACATATGCAATGACCAAATCTTATTTGGAAGATATTGATTTTTTACTGACGACAGAAAAACAGGTAAGATTTAATAAAAGGCAAGATAGATTGTATCTAGATATTGATTGGGGAGCACAATCTAAAGATACATATCTTGTTCTCGAATGCTATCGAGCACTTGATCCTGAAAGTTTTTCTCAAGTTTATAATGATAGTTTTGTTAAAAAGTATCTTACTGCATTAATAAAGAAACAATGGGGACAAAATTTAATTAAATTTCAGGGAGTAAAACTTCCAGGAGGAATTGAACTCAATGGCCGTGCAATATTTGAAGATGGTCAAAGAGAATTAGAAGATATAAAGCAGAGGATGTCTTCTGAATATGAATTACCACCTCTTGATTTTATTGGATAATTAGTATGGCATTAAATCCATTTTTTCTTCAAGGATCTACAAATGAACAATTTCTTGTTCAAGATATAATAAATGAGCAATTAAAAATTTATGGTATAGAAGTTTATTATCTTCCTAGAAAAATTTTTAAGACCGATGATATTATTAGAGAAATACAATCGTCAAAATTTGATGATAGTTTTCTGATAGAAGCATATCTGAATAATTATGATGGATATGCTCCCGATAGTGACATCATGACAAAGTTTGGATTGAGATTAAAAAATGAAATAAATTTAACTATCTCAAGAGATAGATATCAAGAATTCATTGCACCATTTCTAGAAGGCATATCTGCAGGTATTAAAGATGGTTTAATTTTAGAATATGACTTTGCAGATTTGATTGCTAGACCTAAAGAAGGTGATCTGATCTATTTTCCTCTTGGTGAAAGATTATTTGAGATTAAAAGAGTTGAATCAGAAAAACCATTTTATCAATTGGGAACTAATTATGTTTATGAGTTAAGTTGCGAACTTTATGAATATGAAAATGAACTTGTCGATACTAATATTGAAGAAGTTGACAATACTGTAGAAGACGAAGGATATATTTCGACCATTGTTCTTACAGGAATTGCTGCTACTGCTGTTGCAACGGCAACAATTAGTAATAATGCTATTAGCGAAATATTCTTAAATAATGATGGTAGTGGGTATACTTCTATTCCTACGGTAACCTTTTCAAGTCCAAATATAGGAGTAAATACGGCAACGGCAGTAGCAGTAACGACTTCTATATTAAATGTCCAATCTATTCTTAGATTAGAATTAACCAATGGTGGAAGTGGATATACATCCCCACCTACAATAACAATAAGTGGTGGTGGTGGCACAGGAGCAACTGCTACATGTTCAGTTGGAGGAACTCAGTTTAGTGTCAATTCTCTTGTTGTATCCAATGTTGGAGCGGGATATGCGACTACTCCTCAAGTTGTTATTGGTAGTCCTGGTGTAGGAATTACTGCAACAGCAATTGCTGCAATCAATTCTAGTAATAAAATTGAATCTTTGAGAATTTTGAATCCAGGAATTGGATATACGCAAGCACCGGAAGTATCTTTTAGTGCATTTTCTACTGTTGGTGTCGGTACATTCTTATATAATGAGAAGGTTACTGGACAGACATCAGGTCTGACAGCAGTAGTTAGAGATTTTAGAAGAGATACTACTGTTAGCACAATAGATCCACCAGTCAACTTAAGAGTTTCATTGAATACGGGAAAATTTTATGTTGGTGAAACTATTGTGGGAGAAATTTCATCAGCTACATATGTTGTCAAGGAACATAATTTAGAAAGTTATGATAATCCATATGATTCGAATGAAGAATTTGAATTAGGAGCAGACAATATATTAGACTTTTCAGAATCAAATCCATTTGGTACTTATTAATGCTAGGAACATATTTTTATCACGAAATTATAAGAAAAACTATTATTAGTTTTGGAACGTTGTTTAATGATATTTCTATTAGACATACAAAGAAAGATGGTAGCATTTTAGATGAAACAAAAGTTGGTCTTTCTTATGGACCAATGCAAAAATTTCTTGCAAAAATTGAACAGCAAGAGCAATTAACAAAATCTGTTGCAATTACTCTTCCTAGAATGTCATTTGAGATGACCACAATTCAATATGATTCGACTAGAAAAACTGGAGTTACTCAAACATTTAAGGCAAACGATACTACTGATAATAAAACAAAAAAAGTTTTTATGCCGGTTCCATATAATATTGGATTTGAACTTAATATTTTCAGTAAGTTAAATGATGATGCTCTTCAAATTATTGAGCAGATACTTCCATTTTTTCAACCATCATTTAATTTGACTGTAGATTTAGCCAGTTCTATTGGAGAGAAAAGAGATATTCCAATTGTTCTCGATAGTATTGATTTTCAAGATGATTATGAAGGATCATTCCAAACGAGAAGAGCATTAATTTATACTTTAAGATTTACTGCTAAAACTTATCTGTTCGGTTCTATTGCTGAAACTTCCGAAGGTCTTATTCGTAAGGTTCAAGCTGATATTTCTTCGAGCACAGATACAAAGACCGCAAAACGTGAAATGAGATATGTTGCTTCTGTCGATCCAATTACCGCAGATCCAAGTGATGACTTTGGATTTACCGAAGAATGGTCTTTCTTACCAGATTCTAAGGAGTATAGTCCTACTAGACAAGAGGATATTTGATTGTTATGAATAATAATTATGATTCAATCGATGAGGCTCTGAATATTGATAGTGATATTGTGGAGCCAAAACCAATCAAAAAACCAGAGATTATAAAATCTAAGGATGATGATATAGAGAAGGATTATGTTTATAGTCGTGCGAACCTCTACTCCCTTATAGAGAAGGGTCAGGAGGCAATCAACGGCATTATGGAGGTAGCAGGGGAAGGAGGCAGTCCAAGGGCATACGAGGTCGCAGGGCAGTTGATTAAGAGTGTTGCCGATACTACTGATAAGTTAATTGATTTACAGAAGAAACTTAAGGATGTAGAAGACGAAACTAAGAAGACTACAAATAATGTTACTAATAATGCAGTCTTTGTTGGTTCTACATCAGAACTCCAAAAAATGCTCAAGCAAGGTTTTCTAAATAATAAAGAATAGACTACTTTTCATCGATGAAAAAGTGTAAGCAAGGATATTATTATTGTTATACAGATAAAAAATGTAAACGAATTCCGATGGGATATCGTGTGGCATCTAGTGGATATCTTCGCAAAGAAAATGACAACTCTACAGATGATAATGAAAATGATAGTACCAATAGTAATGGTAATGGCAATGGTAGTAATGGTAGTGGGAGTGGCAATGGCGGATCCAACGGAGGTGGAATGAGTGAATCGAAATCTGGTGATAGTTCTTTGCGTGACTGGTTTGGCAAGAGTAGGTCTAGTGATGGCAAGCCTGGTTGGGTTCAATTGGGTGGTAAATATGCCGGAAATG